CAAGCCGACGCGCTGGAGTACGTCCGTGAGCACGGGCGGGAGTTCGCCGCGATCCACGCGAGCCCGCCGTGTCAGGCGTATACGCAACTCCGCAACCTGTTCGACAAGCACAACAAGGCGCGCCTGTTACCAGAGCCCCCTGATCTGATCGCTCCGACGCGAGAGGCACTCATGGAGAGCGGTCGCGTCTACGTCATCGAGAATGTGTGGGGCGCGCCGTTGAAGATCGCCAGCATGCTCTGCGGTTCTGCGTTTGGTCTAAGGGTGCGGCGGCATCGGTGGTTTGAATCCAATGTATTTCTCTGGTCAACCGGCTGCCGACACAAGACTCAGGGCCGGCCTGTAGGCGTCTACGACTCTGGCGGCTGGAAGATGAGGACTGGGCTCGCTGCTCGAACGACTGCCGAGGCTCAGTCGGTCATGGAGATGCCATGGGCGGACTATCGTGGCTGCACTCAGGCCATCCCGCCCGCGTACTCAGAATTTATCGGTCGCCAGTTGCTTCAGGCGCTGGGGGCGCAGGAGGCGGGAGGGTGAACAGCCGATATGTCCAAGTAATTCTAACGCCGCGGGTCGCGCTATTTCTTCTTGGGGTCCTCCTCATCTCGCTCGCGGTGCTTGGCCCGCGGTGATCTCTCCGACCCAGCGCACGCTCCTCGCCCTCCGCAAGCGCGGCTGCCTCGCGGCGGTGGTGGAGAAATGGAACCCCCACGTCCGGCGTCCCGATGGCGGCTCGGGGGTCCGCATGGACCTCTTTCGGGTTCGGGGATGTGCTCGCCGTAGAGCCCGGCAAGCCGGGAGCGCTCCTGATTCAGGTCTGCCGGACCGATGATGCCCCAGTACGAATAGCCAAAATTCACTCAGAACGAATCTGGATTCGGGCTAAATTCTGGTTAGCGGGTGCGAATAGGATAGAACTGTGGTCATGGGCACTGCGTGGGCCAGCGGACAAACGAAAACGGTGGACGCTCAAGATAACAGTAGTCGATGACGCCGGTTGAATTAGAGCGGTTCCTAGCGAAGATTGAGCATGAACCCATGTCCGGGTGCTGGATCTGGATTGGTGCAACGATTCCCGGCGGCTATGGTCAATTTAAGCTGAGGGGCTGGCGGCACATGAAGTTGGCGCACCGAGTATCGTATGAACATTTCCGGGGTCCGATTCCATCGGGCCTCCAACTCGATCACCGGTGCCGCATCCGCTGCTGCGTCAACCCAGAACATCTGGAGGCGGTGACGTGTGCAACCAACATTCGGCGCGGGCTGACCGGAGAGAACGAGAGGCGGAAAACGCATTGCCCCTCCGGGCATCCCTATAGCGGCGATAATCTCCTCGTCGCTCGTAAAAATGGGCGGATCAAGCGAGTCTGCCGTCAATGTAGGCGCGAGGCGGATGCCCGCCAGTACCGAACCCATCACGCGAGAATACGGTTCAGGCAAACCGCGCGACGGCGACGCCTCGGTATCCTTCCGCGACCTGTGGCAACCCACTGCAAGCGCGGGCATGAATTCACGCCGGAAAACACGGGGCGTTTCCGTTCTGGCGGACGCTACTGTCGCGCCTGCAAACGACAATGGGACAGGGAGCACCGATCCAGCGCATGACCCTCTCCCTCCCCAACTTCCGCCGCTTCTGCGCTCGCCTCTCGATCCCGAGCCGGGACGAGGGCGTGATCCCGTTCACGCGGATGTATGGGACGCAAGACTACTTGCTCCAGGAGCTCGCGGCGGGACTGGAAGCGGGAGTGCATGAGTTCGTGGTCCTGAAAGGCGGCCGGCAGATCGGGGGGACCACCATCGGCGACGCGCTCTCTCTCTACTGGCTCCAGACCTATCCGGGCATGGTCGGCTGCTACACCTCCGACGACGACGATAACCGCGACTTCCGGAGAGACGTGCTCCTCCAGATGCTCGACTCGCTGCCGCCGGCCTACCGCTGGCCGACGCGGGTCAATAACCAGGGCCATCTCGCGTGGTCCGCCCCGAATCGCTCGCGCCTGATCTTCGCGGCGGCGGGCAAGCGGTTCAATCTCAAGTCGAACCTCGGGCGCTCGCGTGGCCTCAACTTCCGCATCGACGACGAGATCGGGGCGTGGAATAACGAGAAGGCGATTAGCTCCCTCAACGCCGCCTTCTCCAAGCGTCACCCGCGCCGCTTCCGCATGTCGATCTCCACGGCGCAAGGGGCCGGGCCGTTCCGGGACATGTGGCGGACGGCGCAGACTGCCGTGAGCCAGCGCGGGGTCTTCCTCGGCTGGTGGCGACGCGAGGACTTCCGCATCGACCCCTCCGAGTCCGCGATGTGGGAGCGCTACGGGGAGGAGCCGCCGTCCTCCGAGGAGCGCGAGTGGATGGACGCGGTGGCCGAGCGGTACGAGGACGTCGTCACCCAGGAGCAGCTCGCCTGGTATCGCTGGACGCTCGCGGAGGAATTCTTCGGCGACACCGCGATGATGGACCAGGAGTACGGCTCGCTGCCGGAGCAGTGCTTCGTCGCGTTCGGGGACCGCATCATCGGCCGCGAGACGATCAAGCGCCTCCAGCGGGATCTCGCCAGAGCCCCTGACCCCTCCACCTACCGCTACGACTTCGGGACGTCCATCGACACCATGCGTCTGGACCCCGACCCGGCGGGCCCGCTTCGCATCTGGGAGGAGCCCGACCCCCAGGGCGTCTACGTCGTCTCCGCGCACCCGGCCCGCTCCTCCGACCCCGACGCCGCGGCCTTCGTCTGCCAGGTCTGGCGCGCGTGGGCGGATGAGCTCGTCCAGGTCGCGGAGTACGCGGCGGACGAGGGGAGCATGTACCAGTTCGCGTGGCTCGCGATGCATCTAGCCGGCGCCTACCGCTGCCGCGTCCCCGCCTTCTTCGCGCTCGAGGTCGGGACGGTGGGGAAGTACGTGCTCGCCGAGATCCAGCGGATTCAGAACTACGGGTACGGGTTGAGCCCGACGGCGATCAAGAGCAAGGACTTGCGAAATATCATCGGGGCGATTCAGATGTTTATGTATGTCCGGCCTGATCAGAGCACTATGCGTTCAGCCCCTCTCGGCTGGAAGATGTCCGCCGAGATTCGCCCCTGGATCATTCACCAGCTTCGTGATGAAATCGAGCGGGGGCACGTCGTGATCCGCTCGCCCGAGCTGATCGACGGGCTCGACGGCCTCCGGCGGGGGGAGGAAGGGGACGCGGACGTGATCGAGGCGGGGGGCGTGTCGGATGATAGCCGGGTCGTGTGTGCCAGCTACGCCGTGGAGCATTTCCTGAGAAATGCGCTTCCAACGGTGGCCGCGCTTGCAGGCCAGAAGAGGCCGGATCGGTGGGCGCCGAAGAGTGTGGAGGGGCGGCTGGTGGGGAACTACTTGCAAGGCGTGATGCAGCGGGGGAGGCCGAGGTGAACGCGAACGAGTTGGCTCGCTTTGAGGCCAAGGTCGAGCCCGAACCCAACTCCGGGTGCTGGATCTGGGTGGGCTCTCGATGCGGGCATGGCTACGGCTACCTGTGGGTGCTCGCGCTTGGTAGAACGACCAAAGCTGCGACCCTTGCCTATGAGCATTTCGTCGGACCGGTCCCGGCTGGATATGAGCTCGACCACCTCTGCCGGGTCCGTTGCTGCGTCAACCCCGCGCATCTAGAACCGGTCACGCATCGAATCAACATGCTCAGAGGAAACACGCCCGCCGCGGCTCATGCGGCGAAGACGGCGTGCCCGAACGGACATCCATACGATGCGGTAGATTATCGCGGCAGGCGCTTTTGTCGTCGGTGCCGGAGCGAGCGGCAGCGTGAGCGCTATCATCAGCGGCGAACGACGGCATTCGCGTGAGCATCATCGGGCCGAGAGCTAACTTCGCGTGCAACTCCAGGAAATGCCGGACTGAAGACGGCGCCTCGCCGGTTTACGAATTGCCGGTGGCCGCTAGAACTTGTCCCGTTTGCGGGTCGAGACGTATCCAAAGGCTGTTTGACAAGGTCAACATCTCCACCGAGGGCCACAACATCGCCCGCCGCGTAGACGGCATAACCCAGCAGGCCTGGGAGGAACAGCGCGCGAGTCAGGTCCTCGCCCGAGACGCCACCTCCCGCTGGGGGCCGCTGAAGGTCGTCCCGACCCGTGCGGTCCCCCAGGCGCTCGCCAACACCTTCGGGGAATTCGGCGCGCCCCACATCGCCAACCAGGTCGCGGCGAGTGCCGGCCAGCAGTTTCGGCCGGTGGGGGGCAAGCCCGCGCCGGAGGTCGTGCCGACTGGCGACGTTCCTGTTCGCACGCCGCCGGCACCAGCAGTCGGGAGTAAGATCGACCGTCGATATAGACGACCGACCCGCGAGTAGGGTAGCCTAGGGTGCGTGGAGCTGCCCGCCCGAATTGAGCAGAAGATTGAGTACGAGCCGAATTCAGCGTGCTGGATCTGGACGGGGGCCTGCACCCGAGACGGCTACCCCGAAGTCATGTGGCAGGGAGGAACCCGCCGCGCCCATAGGCTAATCTTCGAGATGCTCCGGTCGCCAATTCCGCCCGGCCTCACGCTCGACCATCTCTGCCGTGTCCGGTGCTGTGTGAATCCCCACCATCTTGAACCGACAACGATCGGCGTCAACGGCAACCGTGGATTTGGTCAAGGCGCGCTGAATGGTCGGAAGACTCACTGCCCTCAAGGTCATCCCTACGACATCACATACAGCGGTCAGCGCGGCTGCCGTCGGTGCATGAAGGAGAGCAACCGCGTGGCAGTCGTCCGCTACTACTATCGTCACCGCGCACCGCGCTCATGAAACTCCCGGAGAATCGAACGACACGATTCGGAATCTACAGGGATCTGATCCGCAAGTGCGAGTCCTCCAGAACTTCCCGGCGCAGCAAATGGAGAAGAATGCGCTCTTGGTTGCTCCTCGGCTCGGATGCCGGGGTACCCGCGCGTCATAATGCGATCGAAAAGCTCGTCAACATTTCCACCGCGCATCTGTTTGCGCCGGAGCGGATTCGGTTCGGCGTGATTCTGCCCCCGCACTATGGGGATCAGTGGATCGAAGAAGAAGACGGCGCGCGGCTCGAACTCCAGCGCCTCTGGAACGACACCGACACGGGAATCGTCGCGCTCGAAGCGGTGCGGTGGGCCCACGCGATGGATACGTTGACGGCGAAGGTGATTGTGGATCGCAACGCCCCAATGCTCACCGTCTTGCCCGACCCCTCGGACATCGGCGTGCTTGAGGAGGACAGCGACGATTTCGATCGGCAAGAAGCGATCGTGCATTGGTACACGATGTCGCTCCCGAAGTACGAGCGCATGGTCCGGACGCATCCCGACGTGAAGTATCGGGAGGAGTTGATCGCCGAGGGTCGCGAGCACGCGACGCCGATGGAAGGAAGCGGCGGTAGTGACTTCCTGCCGCCCACAGTGCAGCGGCTGATTCTCGCCCAGGCGTCGCCCAATATGATTGGGCAAGTCAACTACTCGTCCGACACGTCTCTGGCGATTCCCCAGGTCCGGGAGCCCGTCGTCCCGCTCGCGGAGTTATGGGTATTTGACGACGACGAGCAGGACTACCGCGTCGTCAAGAACTTTCTTCCCACAGAGCGCATCTTATGGGAGCCAATCAATCCCCTGATCCAGGGCGAGCACCCGTTTCACCCGCTACGCTACTCCTCCGTGCCAGGCTACGGCTGGGGCGTGCCGGCGATTGAATCGGTACTGGCACTTCAGGCGTTGCTCGATGATCGCCTCTCGCAAGTGGATTACATCATGCGCATGAATTATCGGCCCCCGTTCGTCGGCATTGGCTTCACCGGCATCCTGGAGGAAAAGTTTGAAGCCCTCCGCGAGCCAGGCGGCTTCCTCCCGATCCCTCCCGGTCCCGGGAATACCGACATCAAGCCCGTCGTCCCGCAGATGCCTCCGGATGCGTTCGCTGAGATTCAAGAGATCGAGCGGATGATGGCAGCGCAGTTTGGGCTGCCCCCCATCCTGCACGGCCAATCCGAGCCCGGGGTGCGTTCAGGAGAGCAAGCGGCTGTCCTCGCCTCGCTGTCCTCCGGCCCCACCTTCTCTCGCGCCATGAAGATCGAGGACTGGATCGAAGGGATCTCGACCCAGATGCTCCGCCTCCAGCGCCGCGTGATGTCGCAGACGCTCCGCAAGGTCAACGGGGATGAGTGGTGGCTCTCCCAGATGCCGAACGATTTTGTCGTCCGCGTGTCCGCGCACAGCAGTTCGCCGGTCTATTCCGAGCAGATCGTGCAGAAGGTCGCGCTCGCGAAGCAGTGGGGCGCCATCGACAACGAGGACGCGATCCGCCTGCTGAACTTGCCGCACGATGAGCTGCTGGTCGCCAAGGCCAGAAAGCTCGCCGAAGCGGCGGCGAAGCGGGCGGAGCGGGTGCTCGAGGTCAAGGAGCGGGAGGCCAAAGCCAAAGAAGTAAAAGCGATGCGGGGGTAGTTACTTCAGACCGTAGCGGCGAATGAGTCGCCGCAGATAGTTCCGCTCAATACCCAGCTCTCGAGCTGCCCGCGTCCGATTCCCATCGTGGCGCTTTAGTATCCGCTCCAACAACGCCTTCGCCTCCTTTTCTCGCTCCAGCGCCCAGACGCTAGTTAGTCGCATATGGCATTAGGTCGCTGCGGGCTTGAACCACTCGCGCAGCCGCCTCGTTGACCGCCACAAAATAGCCGAGGAATACTCGACGTGCCCCGATGTTTATATCCGCGCGCCAGCGACCGGCTCGGTGATCCCATGAGACGCCGCGGCGACCGGAACGATTATTACGGTTGCGTCGGCGATTTTGTCCGTTCTGAGCGTGCGTGACGATTCTTAGATTGGCGCGCCGATTGTCGAGACCATTTCCGTTGATGTGGTCGCCCTCGCGCCGATCCTCGGCCTCCAAGCCGAGCAGTTCGCGATGAAGCAGCACGATACGCCGAGGTCGGTCCCGCCGCTTCGTTATCACGCGGTAGACATAGTGTGTTCTATCGTGCGGGCCGCACTTCGCATACCACGAATGCGCGAGCACGCCAGCATCCGCAGCGTCAATAAGGCCGACTAGGCGCACGCCGCGCGGACCACGCAGCCCGAATCTTCGGATGCCGTCAGCCATTAGGGAACAGTTTAACCCAGGACATCGCCATTCCCATGAGCAGAAAAGTGGCGTCTAGACAGACCGTTCAAAACTTTGTCACGGTGAGGCGTTGTTAAATCTGTGCCCCGCTCCGAAGCAGAGTGGGGGCGCGACCAAGGAGGTCGACGCCAATGTTCACCGAGCGAGTGATGTATCGACGCGGTCGGCGCGGACGCCGGAAGGGTCGGTAGTGTTTCAGGAGCAGCGAGGCAAGGGCGGAGGCGGGCGCGGCGGAAAAGGTCGCGTGCGCCGAGGTCGAGGCCGCTAGGCGTGCATGGCGCGGTTGAGTCGGCGGCACTCACAGGCCGCCCGGCGCAATCTCCGGCGAGCTCGCGCTCGACGGCACCAGGGCCGTTCGGCTCGCCGCGCCAGGTGACGTGATGCCTGACAAGTATGAGCGGATGGCCGAGCGCGCGGCGGCGAGCGCCGGAAGCACATCCGATGTCGTTCGAGATCGAGCGGCGAGGATTGAGCGCCATCTTGAGAACGTCGGTCGGATCTCCGGCAGGGATCCGCGCACTGGAAAAGCTAGAAATGGCCGCCGGTCTTACCGGAGGGGGCGCTAATGCCTGACGGCATGCAGCCAGGCCCAACCCCGATGCCGATGGGGGCCCCGATGCCGGGGCGTCCGCCGATCCCTCCGGGGACGACGGCGCCGGCAACGGTCCCTCCGCAGAACGCGGGCATCAGAGCGCGAGGCATGCACCTCGCGGGGATCATCCTCACGCTCGTCAAGAGTGCCGTCCCGATGATGGGGAACGGCACCGAAGAGGAGCAAGACCTTCTGAAAGTCGCCGGCATCCTCTCCAAGCGCTTCGGTCAGGCCCAGCCCGATCTCACACGCCAGGAAGTGAAGATCATGGGCGAGCGCGCGGTCCCGCAATCGCAGCCCTCGCCCGATCAAGCGGCGGCGATCAAGGCGCGGTTGGGCCAGATGGGGCTCGGCGGTGGCGGGGCTCCTCCGATGGCGGCGACTGAACCAGGGAAGGCGGCGTAGATGGCAGGCGGAATCACGAAGCCAGACCTCTTCGAAATCAGGCTCCCGATGGATAAGCGAATGATCGTCGGGCGGATGGACAATCGCCCGCGCTACATGGAGATCGGCGGCTTGGGAAATCCGGGGCGATGGCACGAAGACAATCTCCCTCATTCCCAGTCGCCCCAAAAGAACATCGCGCAGATCGAGAAGGCCACGACGAAGGTCAAGGTCGCGAAGACGGCGCACAACCGGAACGACTGAGGAGGCTCCCATGCCCGGAGGCATCGTAAGTCCAGAAATCTATCCGATCCGAGACCCCCGCGACAAGCAGCAGCTCGTGGGGCGCATGATGAACCCCCCGAGGTTCATGGAGGTCGGCGGGCTCGGCAACGCCGGCCGCTGGAACGAGGACAACCTCCCGCACTCCCAGTCGGCGCAGAAGTACATCGGGCAACTGGAGTCCGGCGGGCCGACCGGCGTGAAGGTCGCGCGGAAGTCCACGAACGTGAACGACTAGGATGGCGACCACTCTACCGCGCCTCGTGGATCTGAAGCCCTGCGGCTACTGCGGCGGGGCGCACCAGGCGATTCTCCGGATCGAAGGGATGCACGTGCTCACGTGCGAGCGCGTGAAGGATAACGGGCTCTATCTGCACTGGTCGCAGGGCCGGCCGTATCTCGTGACGGGCCCCGAAAGGACGCGCGATGGCCGAAAGTGACGAGCTGAAGCAGCGTCTCGCGGATCTCGAAGCGGAACTGAAGAGGATGAAGTCCCGGCCGGCGAACCAACTCGGCGGGGATATCCAGCAGGCGAGCTACGACGCCGACCATCACGGGAAGCCGACCGCGATGTCAGTGAAGGGCCTGCTGCGGAAGGGCGTCCAGGCGAAGAAGATCCAGGCGGCGATGCGGGACGCCAAGCTCGGAGGCACGATCCTCGAGGACGGGAGCGTGGCGAACTTCTCCTGCCCGGAATATCCCGACTGCCTCGCGACGGGCTCGTCCCCGCACTGCGTCGGGATCACCTACGGGACCTCCGTCCACGTCCCGAACTGCACCGTCTTCCACGATGCGGTCGCGCCGCTCGAGCCGTCTTCTGAGCGCGTCATCGTGACGCAGGTCCAGGCGCCCTGATGACTGAGCCCATCGTCGCCGAACCCGGTAAGCCCGCGCCGACCCCCGAGCAGCAGCAGCAGCGCGTCGAGGCCGAGCGCCGTCTGGCGAACCTCCTCTGGAACGATCCAGAGACCGGCCCCGAGATGCGGAAGCTCGTGGAGAAGGTCGCCCCGGGCTCCCTCCCGATGGCCGAGATGCGCCAGGCCGCCGAGCGCGAGCGCGCGAAGACACTCGAGGAAGTCCGAAAAGAGCGCGAGGAGTGGAAGCGGGAGCGCGAGGCGGAGATGCAGAGCCGCTCGCGGGAGGCCGCCCACCAGAAGCTGAAGGCCCAGGGCTACTCGGACGGGGACATCGAGCGGATCGAGAAGCTCATGATCGAGCGCCTGACGGCGGACTACGAGGTCGCCGCGAACTACTACAAGACGCAGAACCAGGTCGGCACGCCCCGGTCGTCGTCCCTCGTCACCGAGCTCCCCGGCATCCAGGGGGCGGGCGGCGACTACTTCGTGAAGGCGGCGGGCGGGGGACCGGGGATCGGCGAGGGCGAAGGCCGATCGGTCGGACGCCAGTGGGCGCTGAAACGTGCCTACAAGGACCTCGAAGACCTGAAGGCCGGGCGCCCGCTCGACCCGGCCCCGTGGGATGTCCAGCAGGGGAGGCAGTGATGGCCAGAGGAGGACGTATGCGACGCTTCCGACTGATCGCGTGGGTGCTGATCGCAGCGTTGCTCCTCGACTGGGCCCCGCTCCCCTCGTGGGCGCCCGACGATGTCACGCAGGCCGCCGCGCAAACGCCGGCCGTGACCGTCATCGGGCCGGCGGGGACGCTCTACTACTCGACGGCCTCGGTCGTCATCTCAAACACGGCGACGGCGGGGACCAACCTCTTCTCGATCGTCATCCCGGGCGCGATGTTCGCGACGCAGTCGGCGGCGAACACGTCCTCCACGATGACGGCGGGCACGCCGACCCTCGGCCCGCTCAATAGCTCGATCCCGCTTCACCTCCAGATCGCGGGCGTGCTCGACACGGCCTCCTCACCGGGCACGATCAACGTCGTCTCGAACTTCGGCGTCGGCACGACATCGCCAACCGGATGCGCCCCCGTGGGCTTTTGCAGTGCCGCGTCGATCGCCATGGCCAACGCCTTCACGCCAGGCCCCTCGATGGCCCAGGCCCCCTTCACGCTCGACGTGTACGTCTCCCCGATCGCGACCGGGAACCTGACGAACCTCGCCGCGGCGGGGAACGCGACGCCGAACATCATCAACACGGTGCTGTTGCGGGGTCGCCTTGAGATCACCTCCGCGACGCCGAGCTACGCCAACGTGCTGCAGGCCGCGACCTACGGCCAGGTCAACACCGCCTCCGCCCACATCCTGAACGTCCTCTGGGGCTTCGGGTCGGCGGGGAACTTCCTTCGCGTCATGAGCGTGATCCTGCGGCAGGGCATCTAGCCGATGCGGAACGCCTGGCCACTGATCCTCGGGGGCGCGGTCGTGGCCCCCTTCGTCACGTGGCTCCCGATGTTGTCCCTCATGGCCCCGCGCTTGGGCCTCCCGCAATACCCGATCGTCCAGGGGATCGAGCTCTGGTGGCTCCAGGCGTTCTACCTGGTCGCCCTGAGCGTGCTCGGGACTGTGATCTGGCGTGAAGGCGACCGCTGGCTCGGGATGGCTGTCGGCCTCGCAGGCGTGACCGTCTTCTATCGCGGGGCGACGCTCGGGGCGACCCTCGATCAGTTCGGCAGTGTGACCCTCGGCCCGAGTCACACAGCCGTGTTCGCGCTGGGTGCGGTGATGCTCGTGGCCGTTCGCCATGTGCCCGAGCACTGGCGCCCTCATCTCGCCAGCCTCCTCGCCGCACTCGGCGCGTTCCAAGTGGTCTACGTCTTCCACCAGCTCGCGGGCTATGACGTCCTCTGGGGGCGCTTCGACGGGGGGACGCTCGGGCTCGTGCAGCCGATCGGGACGCTGGCGGGGGTCGATTCGGTCTCGGCCTACATCGCGATCCTCGCCCCGCTCATGCCCCTCTGGGCGCTCCCCTTCGCGATCTGGGCGGTCTGGATGGGGCACTCGCTGTCGGCGCTCTTGGCGCTCGCGGTGGGGCTTACCGTCAGGTATTGGAAGCGGGATGATCGCCTCGGGTGGCTCATCAGCACGCTCGGCCTGACGGCGTTCTTCTCGATGGTCTATCTGAAGGGTCTCGCGACGCCCGCCGTCGCCAGCCGCTTCGCCGTCTGGAAGTTCGGACTCCAGCACGCGGCGGTCTACGATCCCGTCCTCGGCTGGGGACTCGGGGGCTGGGTGAATCACGTGCCACTCCTCCAGGTCCATGAGAAGTTCCTGCCGTTCGGGGCGAATGAACTCTGGCGCGAAGCGCACTCGGAGCCGATCCAGTGGCTCACCGAGTGCGGGCTCATCGGCGGGATTCTCCTCGTCGGCTGGCTGTGGGCGCATCGCGCCGCGTTCGTTCATCCGGTCTGGGGCGGGAGCGTGTCGGCCCTCGCCGCGAACTCGCTCGGGTTCTTTCCGCTGCACGTCGTGCCGATCGCATTAGTCGGCCTGATCGTGGTGGGGCTTGCTACGCCTGCGACGGCGGAGGCGTGACGTGGAAGCCGTGGTCGGTCAGATACGTCGCGCACCACGCGAGCTTGTCGGAGACGCGCTGGCCGTGCGGCTGGGCGTGGTCCCAGAGCTCGAGGTTCTCTGGTCGGTTGTCGTCCCGTTGGCCGTTGATGTGGTGGACGGTCTCAGTGGTGGTGAGGGGGCGTCCGAGGACTCCCTCCATCACGATGCGGTGAACAGGGACCTCGGCCTTCCCCGTGTTGAAGACGAGGTAGCCGTTCTGCTTTCGGATCGTGCCGAGCGGGTCTGTCATGGCGCGATCAGAGCATCGCTTCGAGCAGTACTTGCGGCGACGACCCCGACTTTCTTCGGTGCGTGTCGGAGAGAATCGCTTACCGCAGAAGGCGCATGTAGCGACGCGCCTCGGCTTCTGTCGTTGTCGTCCCGCGCAGGGCTTGGAGCAGTATTCCGTGATGTACCAAAAGCCCTTCGGCGTTTGCTTCGGCTGGATCAGGCGGTCGCACCCGAGACACTTCGTCGCTTGCCATTCGGCGGCCTGACGGCGGCTCAACATCCTGGCTCTCGACATACGCGGCCCTCCAAGGAGTGGATGCTATGCGCCAGCTAACCCTCGTGCTCGCTCTTGTCCTTGTGCTGCCGTCAGCGGTAGCCGCCGCTAACGGCCCTGAGTTACAAGGATATCCCTGGTTGGCCGCGTTGTCTATCTTGTTGATTTTAGGCTTTGGTGTCCTGACTGGGACGGGAATCGTGCCCGCCGGGTCAATCGGTGCCGAATTGTCAAGTGTGACGCGTCGCGCCTTTGTGCCCAGAGTCCCAGTCCAAATCTACAAAGCGACCGCCATCCTCTCCGCCGCGCTCGCGAACGCGCAGACGGCGAGTGGCGGCGTCTCATCGGTCACCGTCCCAGTCCAGGGCTCGCCCTTCGTCCAGGCCCAGGCGACGGACTACACGGGCGCCTTCAACCAGCCCGCCGTGCAGACCGGCATCACCGAGGCGGACTTCAACATGAAGGCCGTCATCGTGCCGATCCCCTTCCTCGGGATGGAGGGCATCCTCCAGATGAACGCGGCCGTCATCCCGCTGATCGAAGCCAGGATGAACGACGCGGGGAACCAGATCGCGGATTACCTCGCGACCCAGCAGATGTCGAACGGCACCTACGGGACGATCAACGTGGACGGCTTCCCGCTGATCGCGTCGACCTCCCGAACCTACGGCAACATCTCGAGCGCGTCGCCGAACACCTGGTGGAACGCGAACGTGATGGCCTCGGCGGGCACCGTCGCCCCCACGCGGAAGCTCATCAACCAGATGGTCGTGTCGGCGACGAAGGCGGCCGGCGGCGAAGCGCCGAACATCGGCGTGTGTGGTCCGGGCACGTGGGCGTTGCTCGCCAACGACTTCATCGGGTCGGAGACGTACTTCATCACGCCGGGGAGTAGCTTCGATCAGTCGGCGCAGGGGGCGAGGGCATCGTTTACCGCTCTCATGGTCGCGGGAGTCCCAATCTACCAAGACCTCTACATGCCAGAGGGGCAGTTCATTTTCTTCAACACTAGGTATTATAGTTTCTATATACACGAGAGCGCGGCCTTTGCCTTCACCGGGTTCGCATCCACGTTGCCCAACTTCGCGCTAGGTTATGTAGGCGCATTAATCTGTGTTTTAGAGGGGATATGCGTCAAACCTTCAACATTCACTTCACAGAGCGGGTACACCAACTTGGTGGTCTAGAATGGGCTTGACTTTCTACTGCGTGTTGACGCATACTCGCGGCCATGGAACATCCGTGGCTCATCGAGATCGCGTGGGCGGCCGGCTTCTTCGATGGTGATGGATGGATCGGAATCTATCGTCCGAAGCGAGCGGTCAAATACCCGAGTCAGGCACTCCCGCATCTCCAGCTAACATTCTCGCAAGCCGACCGGCAGGTACTCGACCGCTTCCGCAACGCGGTCGGGGTCGGCAAAGTCTACGGCCCCTACGGGCCATACAAGCAGCCCCGCTCGCCGATGTGGGTGTACCGCGCCGAGTGGCTTCAGGCCCAAGCCGTTGCGGCGATGCTCTGGAAGTTCTTATCTCCAGTGAAGCGCCGGCAGACCGCCGAGGCGCTTCGGGCA